ATCAAATTGCAGAAGATCTCCGTTGCGTGATGCAATGGCCCAAAGATAACCTGATCTATACCAGAACTGTTGACACAGAATACTGGGATGGTTATATGGGTCAAACCATTACTATCTACGATGACCTCGCACAAGTAGTCCTCGACGGAGCATGTGATATCACTGAGTTGATTGGTCTCAAATCCAACTCTCCTTATATGGTACATATGGCTTCCATCCAAGATAAAGGACGATACTTCACTTCCAAGGCTATCATCTCCTCAACCAACGTTAAGACAATTTCAACGTATGGTGGACTTCGAGATGTCACTGCTTTTCACCGTCGCCGCAATATGCTCCTAGAGTTGCGCAGACGTACTGAAAATGGTGAACCTGTAACCTGGGGTGGAGGACCCAATCTTCAAGGACACGCCGAATTCCGAATTCTGGACTCACTTTCCGGTGAAGCCAAATCAGGATGGATGTCCTATGAGGATGTTATTGCTCTTTCGCTTGATGCCGCCCAGAATTACTACCGCGAGCAACTCGCTCTTGTCGCCCGAAATCGTGATGAAGCTAAACCATCCACAATTGCTCAAGCTATTCTTGACTCTCGTCTTGAACGCACTATTCCTGGAGTTGTTGATCCTAACACTCGTGAATTTGAGTTTGTTGATGCTGAAGCACAAGCCTTGTTTAATAAGCAATCTCCCGAAGATCAAAAGATGTACCTCAAATCTTGGACTGATGCTTTTAACGCAGCTAAATTCAGAAATGATTTTGCTATGATGACTGGATGTTTCAACTTTGCTTCAAAAATGAAGATTGTTGCAGCCATTCAGAATGATGATCGAACTGGACTTAACGCCGCAGAGCTTGCATGTGTCAAAGTCGGATGTACCTATAACCGATTATGCTCAAGCAAATTTGCTATGATGACTGAATGGAAAGAACAAGCCTCTCGTGTGTCTTCCTACTTTAATGATCTCTGGACAAATATGGACCCAACTAACAAGAAATACCTAGCTACTGCTATTGCTGGTATGGGAGTTATTGGATTAACTTTGTCTATGGCCCAACGATACACTAAGAACGACGGAAAAGATCGTACTGAGAATGAAATCCCAGTNGAAGCCTTTTCTGAAGCTGCCCCTTATGAGTACCAATCAAGAGATCGCCGTATTCACAATTATCAAGTTGAAGGAGCAAAGGATTTCGCTGCCTGGTCTGAAAAGAACCCTGGTATGATCCCTTATCGCTTTGCCCTCGATACCGAACATAAAGGTTGGATTCCCCGATACAAAGAAGGTGAAACTGCTGAGTGGAAAGACTATCAAGAATACCTTGCCCAGAAGAAGGCTCATGATGAAAAATTCACTCCTGAATCCGGTATAGATGATTTCAAGACCCGCCGTGGAAATTCCAAGCGAATCGTTATGGAGATGACCAAGAAAGAACAGCGTGAAGCTAACAAAACTCACCCTGCTTATGTTCTTGGACAAGCATCCTTTCCTCGCTCTGCATTTCAAAATGTTACCCCCGAAAGTGGAATTGATGACTACAAGACCCGCCGTCATGTAGGAAAATCGATTACTATTGAAGGTGCTTTCAAGGCTAAATCAGCTATGTCCTCAGATGTACCCCCCGAAATAATGGAACTTGATCTTGATGACCTCGAAGAATCTATGAAAATCGTGCAAGAGAAAGGAGTTGTATCGAAAACTGTACAAACCCTCCTCTCTAACTATGAAATTGAAGGTGAAACTCAAGCCACATCTGATCCCGATGCCGCTTCATTCATCGATAATGCTCTTTTGGATAACATTGCCCTTGTACTCCACCCTAAGTCAACTATTAGGATGAGAGCTATTATGTTAGCTGATAGATTCATGGCTGTCCCCAAGCACTTCTTTCTCACTTCCGAGGCCAACTGGCAACAAGGTGATGAGTTCAGAATTCGCGTTCGTGAGAAAGTCTATCTTCAATCTTACGACACTGCTTCTGTATACTTTCTGCCTAATCGCGATCTTGCGATCTACCTGTTGTCAGCTCGTGTATCCGGTGCCCGCTCCATTATCAAACGTATTGCCGATGCCAAGGAACATGCCTCTTTCAAGG